ATTGTCCGTCCTTAGCCTTTAAGGCTTAAGTTTAGACAGTTACACAGAATTCAGGACACTCTCGTATTCAGCACTGCTATATTCCCTAAGTCGATTGACCTCGACGGTCACACGGGCCGAACCTTATTAGCGATGGGGTTCGGCTTTTTAACACCTGTCACCAGTGACATACTTTTTAATGCATAGAAACCATACGGCCCGTGTTCAAGTCTTTTAACACGCCAACGGTTAGATTTTCATGCTCACACATCTCAGATGCAGCTTGTTTTAAATCTGATTCTCTATCGGCAGGAACCCAGATAGTCACTTTCTTGAATCCTTGTGATTTCATCTTTTCTTCGTATTTCTTATTTCTACTCATTGAACGTCCTCCTAACTCATAAGCATTTGATCATATGAGATCGATCGGTGCAAGCGCACTTGAGTTCAAACACTGGCGTATTGCATTTACTCTTGGCTGATATTGTGTGCCACCAACTAAGTGCGTGATATGATTCTGGGTAGTGTATTAAAAAGTGATAAAACAGCATGAAACTTTGGAAAAAATTCCCTATTTTATAGATTCATTTTCGGCAAAACATAAGAATAAATTTTTAGTGACAATTATCTGTGTCACTACCTTATGTATATTTTCATTTGGCTGGCTCGTTGGCGTTCACAACATGAATAGCACCAAATTTATTGTAGACCTCTGGGCTGTTCTATCATCAGTTGGGTCAATTTTGTCAGGAACAGGGACTATTGCAGCAGCTTATGTAGCTTGGCTAGCATATAAAAACTGGTTAAATCCGATAAAGACACCAAAGGAGCGTGAGTGTGACTTGGATTTCTACAAGAAATATATGGAATTTCATAAACTGCACATTCATCCCTTTTACAGTATTGATGAATTAGAGAAGCATTTGTTCCAAGAGGTACGTAATTATGATGAAAACTCTCAATGGAGTCTTGATAACCATCAAGACTATTGGCAGGAACAAAGGGAAGAGCTCGCTCTTAACAAGTATATAGATATGCCTGATATGTTAAGGATCCACAGAGCATTACTTGAACCTCTAGAAGCGTTACCTAGAGATGATTCAATTTTGAAGAGCAAGATAAGGCATTATTTATTCGGTTTGGTAGAAGTTCATCGAAGCCTCGTGGCTTAATAAGTGTAAAAGAAGTTCAAAAAGCGACAATCCTTGCAGACAAAGAGCAAAGTACAATCATCGTTAATAGACATATGACTGTAATCCAAGTGAAAAATTGCTGCCTGGTGGGGAACTAAGAAATCAGGTAGAAAAGAACTATGAAGATATTATTAATATTATAAAAAAAGGTTGGGTTACGAAAATAAGGTTTAGTAAATTTCCATTACAGATAACAACTTGTAAGCTACCTGAGTTCAGCGAATATTGATAGTTCGGTGGAATTTACCCCGTAATACCGAACGGGGGTTAACTGTCAGCGTGATTTATGAATGAAGTGAACGTTGTTAGTATAACGTTCTGGTTGCTTAGGTGAGTATGCATTGACTCTAGGCTTGCCGTTAAATAGAACAATATAAAACTCGCCCCATTTCCTGATACCAATCAGATAGTGATTCTTTGGTATCTTTATCCAGTTCTTCCCATCATCGAAACTGTACTCAGTGAAACCAACCAACTTAACTCGTTGGAAGGAACCACATTCAAAAGCGTTAATCATTCCTCGAAATTTACTGTGTCGATGTTCACCATCACGAAGCAAAGCGGGAACATCGATGCTCTTCCCGTATATGTCTAAACCGTCAGAGTCGAGTAGGTGGCCAACGTGGCTCTTAACGTATCGAATCAACATAAAACTACCAAATACTGTATATCTATACATATATTAGCAAAGGTCATCAGATTAAGAAAAGATCGTGTTTTCGATGTGGTGTTCTCACTTCTATTAATCGGACATATGCTATTATGCGCACTTTGTTGTCAACGTGAGAAATGGACTGAAGAGTGTTTGAAATTATTATCTTATTATCAATAGGTTGTATTGTTTATCTATTCACAAAAAGAGCGATAAGAGGCCAAAACAACCGATACGTAGGAAAAGCGAATGGGCGTATGGGCGTGTAGTAGAAAAACGGATACCGTACATTCTTATGAACCCGAGGTTATAAAACAAACACCCAAGCTAGTCGAAGCACCACTTCCAAAAGCCACTACTAAAGCTGATTATGTTCCTCATAAAAAAGTACGTACCTGGCAACAAAAACAGAGCGAAGGTTCCATCAAGTACTGCTGGAACTGATACCTGAAGAGTACGTAATTCATAGTCAAGTTTCACTAATGGCACTGGTTCAACCGACCAATTTTAAAGATAACTCTCGAACTTGGGCTAAAAGAATGGACTTTGTGATTACCGACAGTGATACAAAAGTATTGGCAGTCATCGAATTAGATGATTCATCTCATAGACAGAAGAAGAGACAGGAACGAGATATATACGTAAACAATGCACTTAAAGGGCACCATCCTTTGCTTCGGTTTGAAGCTCAAAGCTCTTATGACAAAACACATATCGCAGCCCTATTAGAGCGCGAGACTACAATAAAGTGCCGACCGTTAAAAAGCGTATTACAGTACAGTTAAAATAGAGCCGAACAGCAATTGTTCGGCTCTATTTTAACTAAAGGATCGTCGTTTTTATCGTAACTTTAAGTTCCTTATCAACGGAATTCACACCCTCAGAGCGAAACAGACCACCAAGCAAAGGAATGTCCATCAGCACAGGGACACCACTGACAGACTTCCTGTCTTCCGTCGAAATCAAGCCTCCGAGGGTTATCGTTTGGCCGCTCTTTACCTTCACTACAGTCTGCAGCGTTCTGGTGTTCGTGATAATGTCTGAAGCAATAGAGCTATTAGTCACCGAATCGGATTTTTGTGTGATCTGCAAGACGACATGGTCATCCATGACATGTGGTGTAACATCCAGCGAAACACCAACGTCTTTACGTTCTATCTGCTGAATGGTTTTACCGCCGTCGGTGACTTCTTTTGATACAAGGAACGGCACGTTTTGACCAACCGTGATATAGCCGCGCTCTCTGTCCATGATTAACAGGTTAGGGCGTGATAGCAACCTAGTATCCTGAGCCTTTGAAATCGCTTTGACTAGTGCACTAAAGTCCCCACCATCATAAAACAACACGTTATCGAGAGCCTTATCAATCAATGATGTGTTTGATACAAATCCGGCCTTATCAAGCGCCAATTGCATGTTAACGCCGACCTCCTGAGAGTCACCAACGTCCGATTCAGTAACAATGGCCTCAATGAACACCTGTCTTTGGTACTGGTCAATACCGTCAATCAACAGGTCTACTTTCTCAATCTGGGCTTGTGTACCTGTAATGATAAGCGAGTTGGTGGTAGGTAGCGTCTCGACCTTGTAGTTTTTGACTGACTTTCCGTTGACCGCCTGTGTTTGTGATGCTTCCATCATCGTACTTATCAGGTCAACAACCTTTGAGTTTCGGACGTGTGTTAAACGATACAACTTAGCGTACGTAGGATCTAATGTCTCGACCTTATGCTGGTCAACCACCACGGTGTATACCCCGTAATCATGCGTCAATTCGTAACCATGAGCGCGCAATACGGAAAGGAAAAACGTTGGGTATTCATCATCGGAAAGTGCTGGAGCACTAAATGAGACGCTTCCGGTAACACCTTGGCCTAGTACTACGGTTTGTCCAGTTTGTTGAGCAAACCAACTGACAAAATCAGAAATCGGAGTGTCCTTGGACTCAAAAGGCGCAGCAGTGGCCGAAGAGAAAGAGAGAACACACGAGAGAATGACAGCAAGGTTGCTGGATGTGGAAAAGATGGAACAAGCCGTTGTTTGTTCTCCACCTTTACCACAGCGCAAGGTGGGTAGCGAGCGCGCGAATAGCAAGCCTCCGGCACAATAAGCTTTTTTGATTTTTTAAAAGAAAGGCGATGAGTGTTGCAAATATCCCTGACATAAACTGCACCTGAATTCCCTAGCACATGATTTTAGTTGATTGACCGTTACCACTCACAGTGATGGAGCAAGAACCGTGTGATTGAGCCGTATAGCCCTTTGCGTATAGCTGCGACGAGGACAAACGGACGTCCTTATTAACAAGCACAAACGATGGCGCAACGTTCGGCGGATTCATCGAAGACTCGATGCGAAAACCGTCTAACATGTCACTCAATGACTCAGCTGCTTTGGTTGATTGTGTATATTCTCTCTCTGGCTCAGGGACTGACGTGCCAACTAGGTTAAAAACTGCAAACGAGACGGCAACACCCGCCACGAACACACTAAATCGAGAGTATTTTCGTAAGTAAATTTTCGTGATTCGCATGATGTTTTTCAACGTGTAAGGGACCGTGTAACGACCGTGGGTATAGTAGGGCGGCAACACGGAGTAAACGCCGTCCTCATAGTTGTTTCTGAACATTTGCTTGGTGTCATAAGCTGCGTACAAATCTGTGCCCCACAGAGGCCATTTATCTACGGTGAGTGAATTCGCATTGTCTCCATACTTCACAATCCCAATGTGCAACTTCGGCATTTTGAGTTTCAACTGGCCAAGCGTCACAATGGATATGGCCGCAGATATGAAAGGGACTTTCATGCGGTCTAAGCGGCGGCAGAACACTGTATGCTCGGCTAGAGCGAGACGCGCTTGTTTATCAACAATAGAAATGTCTTGAACAATAAAAATAACGTCCCACCCGAGCTTTCGAATATGAAGAAGGTGATCAATGAGCTCTTGCCGACTCTTATCATTCCACGTACGCGAGTTAAACCACGTCCCGCACTCATCGAGCACAATCAAGCCGTCTTTCGTGGTGTCATAGCTCTTGTTTGCCGAGCCAATCACCTTCAAATCGTCAACTTTTGGTTTATCAGGTAGTCGATAAAGGCGAGTGTTGCGTTTGTCTCGACCGAGCATTTCCTTCAAATTAATATCCAGATTCGTCGCGACAGGGACACCTCGCAAAAACGCTTCTCGAATCTTACCAACGGCGGTAAGGGTCTTACCGGAACCAAGCTTACCAGTGACAAAATAGACAGATGCCATTATGCAGACCTCACAATTGCGTAGAACTTCCACTCCCACACCCAACGCAGCAGACGCGCTGAATAAATCGCGCTGACACACGGAACTGCATTATTAGGAATAAACATCCCTGCAGCTTGCGACCATTGGGGATGGACGACATGAGAAAGACCTGCACCCAGAGTGTAAATAGCAAGAGTTAGAGTCACAGTAAGCCCTATTAATAGCGTCATTATCACCAGATTGAGCGTAAGATTTCGGGACTTGGCAATAAAGAACCAACCAAAAAGGGTTGTAGCTAATTGAGCTATAAACGCAACCAGAGCGGGGAGGCGCAGAGCCGCACCAATACCAGTTACGATAGGTAGTAATTGAACCATTAATAATACCTCGCTGAACCTGGCTTGTTACCTGGCACGGGTGTTACTTCGTTTAACAAGATTTCAGCCAATGTTTTCAGTGTGTAGATGTAAATCAAAAGAGATAGAATCATTTTCAACTGCTGAGAAAACTTACAATCAATTGATGCGCGTTCCCCCCAAAAGTTGGAAACGAAAGGTCTACGCATGATGATGGTTTTGGCAGGATGCCAACAATGTCACTTGATAGACTCGCTATATGCGACTCCGACTCCGGTGTGAGTGGTTGGTCAACGATTGATTGAGCTGCATCGGTAATGGTCTTTTCATACGTGACAAGGCTGTCACTAAAAACGGAGTCCGCTTGTCCGAGCGCAGTACCTACATAGTCAGAGCTAAGGCCGTGTGGATTCTCACAATAACGATTATATTCACTGGGTTGACATGGTTCGAGACCGTCTAATAAATCCTCAAGGCTATCAGCAACACCATTAAGGGAACCCGCAGCACTGCCCATAGCCCGACTAGTATAACCAAGCGAATCAGCAACAAAATGGAGTGGGTCAGAGATACCATCAATTGCACCAACAATTTCGTTTGTGTGACTGCCTAATTGAGTGCCTAATTGCGAAAAGCCGTTAGTTAAATCACCCGATACAATATCGATAGAAGATTCAATCTTGGAGCCTAAGCCAGATTGAAGCGCCTCAAGAGACAACTCAAGTTTCTCTTGTAACTCTTGGTTATTAACGCTGAGAGATTCAATGAGGCGCTCGTTCTCTTCCTGAACCGCCTTTTTAAAGCATCGGTTTGCTTTTCTCTATTCTGCTTTTCAAGCTTATAAATGTCATAGTCCTGTCTAAGCTGAGTGCCAACGTTGTTATTTAAAGCGACTGTATTAGCATTGAGAGTTTGCAGCTTGACATTTAGCATTGTGAGATTGGCGTTATTGGACGTGATCAGGTTAGAGAAGTTTTTATTAATATCTTTGTTTTGACCAGTAATAGCCGTGATAACACCAGAGTTGTCATCAGTGTCAGGTTCTTCCACATCGGGCTCATCTGGCGTGAGAATCGGTGGAAGATCACTATCAGAAACCGGAGGGTCGAAAGACGGGATGTCTAAATCGGGGCCATCATTGTCCGGTTCTTCTGGTTCGTCAGAGTTGTCGGGTTCTTCCGGCTCATCAGGGACATCGGGTTCATCAGGGTTATCTGGCTCCTCAGGGTTGCCTGTCCCTTTACCATCACCCCAAAATGGCTCATCACCTTCGGTACATGTTGAACCAGTGTAAGAAAATTGAGTAGTGCAGCGAGTTTCCGCCGTCACATGACCGTCAACAACACCAGTGCAGCGAACCTCGTTTTCACCTGTTTGCTGCATGGTGCAATACTCTGCGTTGATGCCGCCTGTATAATAGCAACCGAACTGGACGTCGTTACCTGTTGCCATTGGAAACCATGACAAATCAGCGGTATGGCCAACAGCCTGAGCAAATTCGCACTTGTTTTTACAAGACCCATCTTCGTTAGAGCCGTAATCACATTTAGGTTCACAGGATATCGTTGAGCTGTTAAATCGCTCGCCAGATGGGCATCTAGCTTTGGTATATATAACGTAAGTCTCGTAGCCTTTATTGTTGAAACACTCTGAAGCATATCGGTTGTAACCTCCATCAGAATCATAAAGCACTAAAGAGCAATCATGCACACCACCGTAAAGGTTATCACCGTAATTCTCATACAAGCATGCATGGACTGAGGAGGGATTATTCCAAGCTTTTTCCTCATAGCACCCCATATGTCCCGACCATGCATACATTTCTAAAGCGTTAGCGTTCGAAACAAAAATAAGACAGAGAAAATAAGGTAACGAAAAGTGAGACTAATATTCATCGCAACAAACCAATAAAAAGGGAGCCGAAGCCCCCTTGATTAACTGTTTAGTGAGTATTGATGCCACTCACAAAGCCATAGGGGTGGGTGTATAGAGCAACCGTTAAAATTAGGTTGCTTTGTTTGCACCTTTCTTGAATAGCTTGATACCAATTAAGCCAAGTGTGCATGGAACGGCGACGCCCCATGTCGAGGTGAGCATTTCACTGACGTAACCGCCAAGAGTCGAAAACGCCTGTGTTGCTGCTGCCGGAAGGGCTGTATCAGCACTGGCCGTCGTTGCTGCGGTTAATAGCCCTAAAGTCAGTACCACACGCCCCGCTGCTTTTAGAGAGCCTGACTTTGCCGTTTCTGAACGTTGATTATTCATGAGTTTTCCTTGTTAATTGTTTACTAAGAAGTTGAAACCTCAGCTGCTTTTTGAATGCCAAAATATGGAATCCAATCGAGAAGCCAAGGATAAGTGCTGTCGAGAAACAGCCGAGCATGAACTGTGTAGACAGCATTTATCGTTGACCTCCCACAATCCAACCTAGCGCAACGCACAAGAAACAAATGCCTAAAAACACCATCAACTGAAAGTTATCGAGGCGAGCCATAAGTTCTGCAAATTGCGCATCGGTCATCGTGAAAACCCTTATTTCTGGTTAAGTTCTGGCAGTGCGTAAAGGTGGAAGCCATCAATCGAGACGTGCTTACCTTCGTCGTTACCGAAACTCATTTTCTTGTGTTCCACATCGAACAGCATGCGATTGCCAACGCAACGTTTAAGCAGTTCGCCCGCTTTGCCGCCGTCCCACAACTCAGGAGATACGCGCACCTCAATGGTTGACGTTGGGTTGGTAGTAATAAGGCGTAACTTGCCCATGGTCTTCTGTTCACTTGTATTGCGGTCTAGTTTGGTTTCTTGAATGATGTCTGTTTCATCCAGAATTAAGCCTTGCATTCTCATTGTGTGTTGCCCTTATTGTTGAGTTGGTTGATGGTTTTGAGTTGAAATGACAGTTATTGACACAAGTCCAAGGGAAATTAATGCATCATGTCGGGCGGGGCTGCGCCCACCCAACACGACGCATTAATTTCCAGAGGTTCACTGAGCATCAGCGCTTCCATTTCTTCATAGAGCGCGAGGTGTTCCTCATACTGGTTATAAAGGTCGTCATACATACGCTCATATTCTTGCTCGCGCTCAAGAGCATCAAAATAGTCGACAACGTTCGACATAATTCCTTGTTGCGCGCGCAAGAACTGTTCTTTGTTCTCCGTCTTCCAAGTACGGAATCGAGTAGCAATAAAGATTTTTGAAACATCAGGCCATTCAAACGAGCCTGTGCCATATCGCCATAGCGGGTAGGAGAGTATTCACCCGAAGCAATCAGCTTTTCGATCGCACTCGCCACGCCGTATTCAGCTTTGACGGTTTGGTCTTTGCGTTTAACGAATACGCCGCCCATGGCATAACAAAAAGCTTTCCAGTCGCCCTCATCAGCAGAGCGGCGAACCTTCTCTAGTAAGAAATGTTCGTCTTGAGACAGGTCGGTAAACAAAGCATCGTCCTCTTTGAATTCTTCACGCAAACGACGAAGCTCGCGCCATACCGTGACAGAAGGTCCACCAATGAATTGAAACTGGCGGATTTGATTTACGCGTGACCACGTAACCACACGTTCAGCAGCGTCGGAGCCAGAAAGAGTTGAGCCCTTATCTGAATCAATGTGTTGGCCGTCAATGTTCTTGCTCAGGTATTTAGCGACATAACCAACGGCAGAGCCTTTTGACCAGTCGATAACCTCCGCCTTAAATCTGAATCTCTTTGCGCCTTTTTCGTCTGGCATATCAGCCATGGCCAATCGTCTAAACTCAGACGTTACGAACTGACGAAGGTCCTTTTGCATGAACAAAAGCAAGTGATGATGTGGTGTGCCGTCTTGGTGAGGCTCAACAATACGCATCCCATAAACCTTAATTTTGTTCTTATCGAGAGATTTACGAAGGTTCGACCAAACAGTCATTAAGTGTCGATGTGCGGTCTTTGCATCAGGGCGATCAGCCTCAACCCAATTCGGATTGATGGCGCCCTTAGAAAATGCGTGAAATCGAGACGGTGCTGTAACGGTAAAGAAAACAGCCTCGTGACCAGATTCTTGCGCGATATCTTCGAAGCCGCGCAAACGCACAAACATCTCAGAACGGCGCAGCTCTGGATTTGAAATGGATTTTTCGGAGAGTTCACCCAAAGTAAAGAAGTTAGATGGGTCGGCCTCATCGTAGGCTATCGTATTACCCAAAGCGATGCGGTTAGACGTATTGCGGTCACGCTGACGACTAACGGAGAAGTCAGAGCAATAAACTTGCTTACGGCGTTGAACCAGAGCAAGGTCACGAGCGACTCGCTCAACCTCGTAAGCACATTTACGGCGCAATTGGCGAACGAGCCAATTCTCATCGAGCGCACGATTCACCAAAGAAAAGAGTTCATTATTTACGGAGGCACGTTCAATGGCGCTATCAGAAAATGCCAAGCCTAATGAATCAAGAAGTTGAACGACTTTATGAAAACGAGATATTGATTGCTCAACAGGAATGGCATTAATGACGCGAGCAAAGTCCCTTGATTTACGTTTTGCCATGTCCGTGATTTGCTCATCAGAAATGGCGTAGCTGTAGCCGTGTTCTGTCAGTCTTTCATGCGCATCATTCACGGCACGTGCGGCTTCAATCGAATCACGTGCTTTTAAAATATCAGTGTAAGCGCGCGTCATATGACGAGTGAACGAGCCATTACGGTGTAACGACTTAGGCAAGTCAAAACAAGGGTTAGAAGTAGGGCGCGTAACAAAATCTGATGTGTCGTGTGAATAAATTGGTGACGCCATTGCAGATTTTACAGCCGAAGGAATAAAGTCCTCCGGTGTAGTGAATCTGTGGTCGACGTACTCAAAACGATGGTCGAATAAGTTGTCAGGAATATGCTCACATGAAGCCCAAGAATGGACAGGAACAAAATCAATCCATTCCTGTTTGCCTGATGCCATATCGTAGACTAATTCACGCATGATTAAGCCTCATCCAGTTCATCGACCATGCGATAAATAGAATCGTCAGAAAGACCATGAAACACATGTTCGCTATCTGAAATCACGATGTCTTGAGCTTGAGCGTCACAATCAGAACAACCGCAGTATTGACCACCGCAAGAGCACATTTCGTCTTCGTTGTGACGAGCAACAGAAAAGAGTGAAACCTTTAAGCAGTCCTGGCAAAGCACGAATTTAGAACGAGACATAACAACCACCTTGACTAGTTGAGAGAGCGACCACCAAAGCCAGACGAGAGCGTCAAGGGCAAACGCCCAAACCAAGGTGGTCAGATTTGATTTATCGAAACTATAAATTCGAAAAATCGAATCTACAAGATGCGAAAAATCGAACTTATACAGCTAGAATGAAATAATTAAGGAGGTGCACATGTACGCCAATGAACTATTAGACGCCTACAAAAAGGCTCAAAACTATGTACAAGACAAGCAGATTGCACACGATTTGAATCTACAGCCGAACAAAATCAGCAAAATGCGCAAAGGAATTCGCTATGTGTCTGATGAAGAAGCAGTTTTTCTAGCACAAGGTGCAGGAATAGACCCAGAGATGGCATTGTTAGGTTGTCACGCTGACCGCAATGAAAATCCAGCGATTCGTGGCATGTGGGAAAACATCGCAAAAAGTATAACGGGCTTGGATTTACAGGAATTTCAATGGCTTGTGGTGGCTTAACGATGGTGATTTCGAGCCCATCAGAATCATTATTACA